AGAGGCAACTACCAAAGGTTATTCTGAGGCAACGGTTGGTGATTCTATCAATTTGTCACATCTTGGCAAGCAGATGGCGAATACTCTCTTGACAGGCGAGGAGCAGGGTGTTGTTGTGTATGATTTTTACAACCGAAAAACCAAAGACGAGGTTGGCACACTCACTGCTAGTGGCCATCAGGGGAATACCAAAGCAGGGACATTCGGCATATTAGATGGCATCCGCATCCGCAAATTGACACCTCGTGAGTGTTGGAGGTTACAAGGTTTTCCAGATTGGGCGTTTGATAGAGCCCAGGCAGTAAACAGTAATAGTCAACTATACAAGCAAGCTGGCAACTCGGTCACAGTTAATGTGATTGAGGCGATAGCGAGAAAATTGGAGGAAACAAATGAACAAACAGGAAGCGATTGAGAAGTTAACAAACATAGCAAATGGTACTGGTTGGGTTACTTGCACGTCAGCATGTAATATCATCTCCCAAATCGACCAACCGCAGACGGTTGTGGTGCCGAAGTTTATCGCTGATAGTATCGAATATTGCAAAAATAAAGAAGGGTATGGATTGCTCCGTGCAATGGATTACTGCGATGAATACAATGATACTGGCGAATGGTTAGAGCGCCCAGAAAACCAAGAAACATTCGCCTGCGCTTGGCTCTTCGGCTACGAGATTGAGCAGGAGAAACTGTATACGGTGGAGTTGTTTAATGGGCAACCACTTGTAGAAGAAAAGAATATTTTGTATTTCAGTTCGGACTTGGCCGCTTCAAATGCCCATGTGGGTAAAGACAAGCTTGAAGCAGCTGGCTTTGGTTGGGTGTTTGATTGCAACGGTGTGAAGGTCGTGGAGGTAAAAAATGATTAAGAAATATCATCGAGTTAAATGCAAACTACATGGATGGCTAAATTGCCATTATGATTATGACCAAGATAAATATTCGACTGCCGAAGCTATTAGCGATTTTATTTATTCGATAATTGATGATTTTAAAGTAAAAGCAAAAGATGTCACGGTTGAAACAGTTGAACGGTCGGAGGTGGAGTGATGAAACAATTATTAAGGTCTGCTGGATTTATACTGATATTTTATTCGGTTGCCCCTAACATCATCCACGAGATGACGTTTGCTCAGAAGATAATGTTTGGATTAGGCGCTAGTTGGCTATTTTACGAAGGAGGTAGGAAATGATACCAAAATTTAGGGCGTGGGATAAAATGCATAATGAATGGTCTAATGGTTTCTTTATATATTCCGAAGGCGGATTATATACACCGAAAAAAGACGGGATGGACGAGGGACCAATTTGCGTCCGGGATGGGTGTGACGACTCTATCTGTCTACAAATGGCTAGACGGACGACCACCGCGACAACGCATGTTGGATAAAATAGACGAGCTGTACGAGCAAGTCAAGCCTTATGAGCATAGGGCGCTAGCTTCAAGAGGGAAAATTCGACTGGTGTACCCGTATTATAGCCATCAGCGACAGCCGTGGGAAAAATAAAAAAAGCCAGCACTACTTGTACCGACTCTGTGAATAAAACTCTAAAACTATTATATCACAGCGGAGGCAGTATGGGAAGATTAAGTAAATCGCAACTAAAGGCTTTGGATGAGTTATTGTTTGACTATTGCTCGATAGACCATAAGATAGCCGTCAGAAAATTAGAAATCGAAGATATTCCGAATACTGATATCAACCAAGGCGGTGGGCGAGCTAATATCGTTTCTAAGCCTACAGAATTGACCATAGAGCGTTGGGATAATGATATTCGACTAAATAGTCTATACAATCAAAAAGAAGCCGTAGAGAGCACGTTAGAGGTGTTAGATGATGACCTAACCAAAATCTTTTGGCTCCGTTGGTCGAGAGGTTCGGTAAATACTTGGGAAGCCATCGCGCATAAAATGAGTTATGACCGAAGTACAATCTACCGAAAACGGGAACGGATATTGGAAATCTTTGCTAATTTCTACGGTTTTTGTTAAAAATGCGACTTTTAGGGCTATTTGTCGCATCGAAAATAAGTTATTATGATAGCATCAGATACCGAGAAGAGATAAACGTTAACATTTCAGTCATTGTCAATTGACTGCCAGTCTCCTTATGAAAATCGAACTCGGTATCTATTTTGGGAGAGTTGGCAGAGTTGGTCGAATGCGCCCGTTTGCTAGACGGGTGGCCGCCTACGTGCGGTCCGTGGGTTCGAATCCCACACTCTCCTTTTGGGAACATGAGCCAAGATTGGAAATTGGCAAGGGTAGCGCCCTGAGCAAGTCCGTGTGACGTCCACGGCATAACGCTATGTGCAGGTTCGATTCCTGCTGTTCCCGTTTAAGAGTAAGTGAATCCTACGGGGACCTTGACTCGATGAGGTCAGAGAATTGCATATCGCTCTGACCCAATATGCATTAGTCACACAACTAAGTGTGGCTTTTTAATTTTTGGTTGGAGGTGATAAGATTGCTAAAAATTGAGTATGTGCCAATCAACAATATCTTCCCTTATTATAATAATGCCAGAAATAACGATGGGGAAGCTGTTAAAAAAGTAGCAACTTCAATAAAAGAGTTTGGTTTTCAACAACCTATCTTAGTAGATGAAAACAATGTGATAATAACAGGACATACAAGGCTCAAAGCCGCGCTTTCAATTGGATTAAGCACAATACCTATTGCTTATGCTGACAACCTGACGGATGAACAGGTTCGAGCGTATAGACTGGCTGATAATCGTGTAGCCGAGTATTCAAGTTGGGACAAAGCCGCGCTTGCCTTAGAACTTGAGGCCTTTGAAACAATTGACATGTCGGATTTTGGTTTTGATTTATCGGGTTTTGAATTAGCTTCAGAAGACGAACTCCCAATAAATGAGTTACGTAAGGATGGGATTATTGACAAAGTACATTACAGTGAATCACATAGAGAAACCACTGTCAACCAATATAATTTGCGTGATTATGACGCAACTCGTGTCGACGGTAAATATAACATTCCATCACTTGAGCCAGTTACCTATGTGCCGAGTAAATTACAAGGTTTTAACTATATCCTTAACAAGCCCGATTATTCTGCTGGGATACACTTTTTTCTAGATGACTATCAATTCGAAAGGATTTGGCAGAGGCCAGAATTTTATATCGAAAAACTTACTGAATTCGATTGTGTCTTAACGCCGGATTTTAGTCTTTACCAAGACATGCCGATAGCTATGCAGATTTGGAATGTGTACAGGTCTCGATTAATTGGACAGATGATGCAAAACTATGGTTGTACAGTTATTCCGACTGTATCTTGGTCACGTCATGAGAGTTTTGTATTTTGCTTTGATGGTTTACCACGAAATGCAACTCTCGCAGTATCAACGATCGGGGTTAAAAAATCTTCTGAACAGATGGCTGTATGGCGCTCTGGTATGGATAAGATGATCAACGAGTTATCGCCAAAACAGTTGATTGTTTATGGCGGCGAAGTTGAGTACGATTATAGAGACATAGAAGTTTTTTATTTCGATAACGAAACAACAAAAAGAATGAAAGAGAAAGGAACGTAGTCATGGGAGGCAGAGGCGCTAGTATCGGTGGAGGAGTAAAAAGTGCAAGTCAGTGGGCGAAGGCTATAGAAGAATCCAAGAAAAACGGGCCAAGTTCTTATCGCCTAAAGATGTACAAAAAATTAAAGGCAGAACGTGATAAAGCAACGGGAGCAGCCAAAAAAAGAGCTCAAAAAAATTTCGATAACTTTAACAAAGGAAAAAAAATACACGACGAAGCTGTAAAGAGAAGTAATGAGAAAAGAAGGGCTAGACTTGATAAACAGAGAGAGGCGGCTAGAGAAGCGTGGGCCCAAACTACCACCACAACATACGAAAAATTCAAAAAAAGACAGACAAGCAAATTCAATGACTGGTATTTTCAAGGTAGATAGTTCTCGGACGCTAACAGTGATATAGATAATTTTTAGAATGAGAGAAGTGAGGCGATGGCAAATGGACAAAACTTGATAGTCCCAAGCTCGGACGAAGCTCGAAAAAATGGAAAAAAAGGAGGCATCGCTTCCGGAAAAGCTAGAAGAAAAAAATCAAATCTAAAAAAAGCTTTTGAGACTATTTTACAGGCGGATGTAACAAGTTCAGTTGCCAAAAAACAATTAGAAGATTTAGGTTTTGAAGCAACAAATGAAATGGCTGTTGCCATGGTCATGATGCAGAAGGCTATGAAAGGCGATGTTAGAGCTTTTGAACAGATTAATAAATTAGTTGCTATAGATACAAAAGACCGATTGGATAAACAAGAACAACGAGAGCGTATAAAAGCTTTGCAACTAGAAAACAAAAAGCGCGAATTATCGTTGGAAACTAACGAAACACACGAAACTGCACTTGATAGACTGTTCGATAAACTAGAAGAGGAAATAAATGGGAATTGATAGACTATACCACGATAAGCAACTCAGCATCTTAAAACGGGCCTTGCGAGAAGATTGGTACATGATGATAAACCATGGGGCTGTCCGTGCAGGTAAAACTCAACTTGATAACGACCTGTTCCTCATGGAGTTGCGTAGAGCTAAAAGGAATGCTCTAAAGGATGGTGTCAAAAAGCCTATGTACATCCTTGGCGCAACTAGTGCAGGTACATTGCGGACTAACATCTTGCAAGAACTATCAGAAAAGTATGGTATAGATTTCAAGTTTGATAAGCATGGGAACTTCACGCTCTTTGGTGTGTATGTGGTTACGACCTTCACAGGTTCTGTCGCTGGTTTGCGTGCCATCCGTGGTATGACGGCGTACGGAGCTTATATCAACGAAGCGACACTGGCCAACAAGGAAGTCTTTGATGAAATCCGCAAGCGTTGTTCAGGTTTTGGCGCTCGTATCATTTGCGACACTAACCCAGACCACCCCAATCATTGGTTAAAAAAAGATTATATCGACAAAGCAGATGACAAGAGCATTATCGCCAACCACTTTACGATATTTGATAATACCTTCTTAAACCAGCGGTATATCGAGAATCTTATCGCAACAACGCCGAGTGGTATGTTTACAGAACGTGGTATCTACGGCCGTTGGGTCAGCGGGGAAGGAGCTGTCTATCGTGATTTTAAAGAAGACATGTTAATCTCTGGTGATGATATTCCAATAGACGACATCACTATCTATTATGCTGGTATTGACTGGGGATATGAACACCATGGATCTATCGTTGTCTGTGGACAAACGGCAGATGGTAGAGTCTATCTCTTGGAAGAACACTCGGCGCAGTACCAAGAAATTGATTACTGGGTGGAGATTGCCAAAGACATCAAATTACGGTACGGGAATATCTATTTCTACGCCGACTCCGCCCGTCCTGAACATGTCGCCCGATTTGAACGGGAACATCTAAAATGTGTGAATGCAGATAAATCTGTTCTGAGTGGTATTGAACAAGTGGCTAAGTTGATGAAGCAAGGTCGCTTTTTTGTTTGTTCGGAAAAGGTTGAAAAATTCAAAGATGAAGTCTATCAGTATGTCTGGAATGAGAAAACGGGCGAGCCAGAAAAGAAGAATGATGATGTACTGGATGCACTTCGTTATGCAATCTATTCGCATATGGCTAAACCAAAAGCCAAAGTCAAACGTAAATCGCTATTTGGCTTGTAGAAAGGAGCAAAATGGAAGAAACATTAGTCTATAGTCGCTCATTGTACGATGAGCAGAATTTGGATAAAGATATCATTTACAAATTGATATTAAAGCACGACCAGACCAGTAGTAAGCTCAAGAAGCTAAAAGATTACTACTTGGGTAAGCACGCAATCGAAAATCACACACGCAGAAGCAACCTGCCAAACTTTAAGACAGTCGCCAATCACGCCAAGGACATTGCGGATACCGCCACAGGTTACTTTATGGGCAATGCTATTCGTTATCCTAAGACCGACGATATGGACATTGAAGACCTGTTAGAAGCATTTGATAGTGCAGATGTTGATTCGACAGACTCAGACAACGCTTTGAACATGGCAATCTATGGCAGGGCTTATGAGTACATTTATGTCAAAGAGGACGAAAATGAGCTGGTAACTCGCAGTCTAGAACCAGAGAACACGTTTATCGTTTATGATGATTCGATTGAGCAGAAGCCCTTGTTTGCGGTCTATTACTATCAAACAAAGGACGACGTGACGGAAGAAAGTTATTATCGGGCCCAGGTAGTGACTGAGAATCTGCAATACAGCATGTCTTTGCGCGAACAGAAGAAAGAATCAGAAGAAGTTGTTCCACATAATCTTGAGGGGCTGCCGATTATCGAGTATCGAAACAATCGCTATATGGTCGGTGATTATGAGCAACAGATTAGCTTGATAGATGCGTATAACTCTCTGATGGGCAACCGTGTGAACGACAAGGAACAAGCTATTGAGTCTATTTTGGTCTTATCTGGTGCAGCACTTGCGGACACACCAGAGGAAACGAAAGAAGCAATGGAGATACTGCGAGAAGAAGGTTTGCTGGAATTGCCGAAGGACGCAAGTGCTGAGTTCTTGAAAAATGTCTTGGATGAAGCAACGATCGAAGTACTTCGTAAGGCGCTGAAAGAGGATATTTATACGTTTAGTCATGTCCCTAATCTGTCAGATGAGAATTTCGCAGGGAATACATCAGGGGTAGCTATGGAATTTAAGCTTTTGGGCCTTGAGATGATTACCAAGACCAAAGAGCGATACTATATCAAATCTTTACACAAGCGTATACAGATTTTTGCGAGTTATTACAACTGGTCACAGATTTACGAAAACGCCAAGGCAATTATTCCGCAGTTTAGTCGTGGCTTGCCGAAGAATTTGTTGGAGCTTTCCCAAATCATCAGCAATCTTAAAGACAAGGTCAGTCTGCGCCAACTTATTTCGCTCTTGCCGTTTGTGGAAGACCCAGATGCAGAGATTGAGGCGCTTGAAAAAGAAAAAGAGACAGCGCAGGAAGAGCCTATATTTAGCCAGAATTTGCCTTATGAAGAGAGTGTGACAGATGGACAATCAGAAGTATTGGGAGAAGCGGAAAGCCCAGAGGATGGTTCAGGCGATGGACCAGGCAGAGCAAACCGCAAAGCAACTCGACGAAATACACAAGCTGGCAAGTAGGCATATCACTTCAAAGATTGACCAGATTTTTGAGAGTTATCGCAGAGACCACGGACTGACGGAAGATGAAGCTAAGAGGGTACTGGCTAATGTCAAGGATTTATCCGATATTCGGGAGTTAAAATCAGCTTTACAGAATACAACTGATAGTGAAGAGATACGGCAATTGCTTATCTCACTCGATTCGGCTCCCTACGCTTCCAGAATTGAGAAATACGAGGCTTTACAGAGGGAGGTGGATAATTTACCCACCCGACTGTATAAAGCCGAAAATGAGGCATCTAGGGCCTTCTATGATGAGTTCATTCCAGATGCTTACTACCATTCGATTTTTGATTTGCAACAGCAGTCTGGTGTGGCATTTGCTTTTAACAGGATTGACCCAGAGGAAATCAGAACTATCCAGCAAACGCCATGGCTGGGGGCGAATTACTCTGAAAGGATTTGGGGCAATACTCAAGCCTTAGCAAACGAATTACAAAAGCAATTGGCAGTCAGTCTGTTAACAGGTCGGTCAGCACACGAGACCGCAGAAGTAATAAATGCCCAATTCGGAAAAGGTAGTTACAACTCACGCAGGCTGGTGCGAACAGAGGCCAGTCATTTCCATGCTGAAATGGAAGCTCTGGCGTATGAAGAAGCAGAAGTTGAGCGCTATAGACTTGTGGCTGTGTTGGACTTGAGGACATCAAGTATTTGCCGAGAGCATGACGGAGAAGTCTACTTGGTCAGCGAAAGAGTGAAAGGGAAGAACTACCCGCCTTTACATCCGTGGTGTAGGACAGTCACTATAGCGCTAGATGATGATGAATGGTTAGCTAAAGCGACCAGAAGCGCCAGAGACCCAGAGACAGGCAAGACTATCCAGGTGCCTGCTAATATGACGTATAAAGATTGGTATGAGAAGTATGTGGATAAAACTACCGATTTGGTTGAAAACAGCGCACAAAAGTTGTATAATCAAGGTATGAAAAATAGTGGTGCAGTTTACGGTGCATGGAATGACAAAAATGATGAGTATGGCATAGAGCGTGAAAAACATGCCAAAATGTACTACGAACAAGTTAGAAATCGTAATAGAGAGACGCAGGTTGTTCGAGTTGCAAAGAATAGTTCTTTTTCTGTCTCTGATGTAGAAAAGATTTTTGACCATATTTTCATCAATGAGCATGACTTAGAGGAGGGGCGTAAACGCTTTGACCCTAACTATGATATGGCAGAGAGCTGGAGAAGATTAACCGAAGTTGGCGGTAAAAATATCCAAAAACATGATATTATCATGTTACACCATGAACTAATGGAGCTTGGCTTGATGGCTAAGGGGATGAGTTACGATGAGGCTCATAACCAAACTAACAAAGTTTACAATTATCAAATGGCTTGGATTGAATGGGCTATTAAGAAAGGGGATTTGTAATGCTTAAATTGATTAAAATTTTTAACTCAAATAGTAAGGGTTACTGGTATATTCCTGAAAATCGAGATCCAGGTATGATTGAGATCGATGAAAAAACAGGAAAAGTCACAGTTGCCATTGAGTCGTCTTATGATAAGGAACTTGGTTATCCATACTTTGCTAATAAAGCCAAAGGAATTGTGAAGCAAATGTGGGACAAGCAAGAATTGCCTGATGAGAAATTCTTTGCTTGGGGATAAAGTTACAGACCCAAATCTGTTAAATAAAGTTAAGGAGGTATTATCATGGAAGTAATGGCTATGCCTAGTAAGGCGACTGTGATGTTTTATAATCAAGTGCGTCCTTGGATTGTTTCAGGGGAAATGAAGAATGGTATCATGAATTACAAGTTCGCAGATGATACCCCTAACAAAGTTTTAGAATTATTTTCTGAACTCAAAGACAAACTTAGTTATCCAAGTGTCGCTTTGTGATTGGATTCAAATATTTTAAATAATCAAGCACCTAGAGAAATCTAAGTGCTTTTTTGTTGCAGAAAAACAGAAAGGAGATCGCTATGAACAAGCGTATTAAAAAGAAATACAAACCATTCAAAGAATTATGGGATTGTATGGAATGGCTTATGTTTAGATTGGATAGACATGTTACTCGACTGGATAGCTTGGAGAATCGTTTGGAAAATCTGAGAGTTATTGATTCCGCAAATGTCCAGACCATCAATCGCAAGTTTGAAGAATACGAAAAACGGCTTGAAAGGTTAGAGCGTGAAGTCAAACAACTTAAGAAACCGTTTTGGAAGCGGTGAGGAGGTGGTCACTCATCTTGACAGCAGGAAAGACTGCGCTAATTATATAACCTAGCAGAAAAAAATTTTTTCAAAAACCTCTTGACAATGTAGCTACATTTATCTATAATTAAAAATGTAGCCACATAACAAGGAGGTGAGACAATGGCTGACAATCAAAAATCCAACAAGGATACCGTCATTCGTGCTAGGGTTGATAGTAAGACTGTAGAACAATTAGAATACATAGAAAAAAAGACCAACAGAAAAAAATCTGAGGTCATTCGTGACGGTATTCAAAAGATTTATGATGAAATCAAAAAATAAGGTATAACCCGCAATCGCCAAACCGTAGGTCATACCTTATCACCCGAAAGAAACTCTTTCTGAAATCATTATATCAGAAACGAGCTTCTTTGTCATACCCAAAGGAGTTTTTATTATGTCAAAAATGACAATCATTGAATATTCTCGTAGCGAGTGGGATAGAGAAGGTTTTTACATCCCAAGTTTGCAAATAATGGCTTTTCGTGAGGATGTTTCAATGGAGCGAAGAAAAGAATTATTACAAAAATATTGTTAGAAGAAAGGAAATGAATATGGAACTACAAATTTTTAAGAATGAACAGTTTGGAGAAGTGCGTACAGCGGACATCAAGGGAGAGGTTTATTTCAACCTCAAAGATTGTTGTAAAATTTTGGACATTAAAAATCCAAGAGATTCGCTCAATAGACTTAATCCAAAGGGGGTCGTTACTACCGACACCCTTACAGCTGGAGGTATCCAACAAGCCAACTTTATCAACGAAAGCAATTTCTACAAGTTGGTTTTCCAATCTCGCAAACCAGAGGCTGAAAAATTCGCTGATTGGGTGACATCAGAAGTCTTGCCAAGTATTCGCAAAAATGGGGCTTATTTAACTGACCAAGTAGCATTTAACATTACTCACGACAAACAGGCATTGGCAGACTTGTTATTGATGGCTGGTAATCAGTTGAAAGAGAAAGAAGCGATTATTCATGGTTTAGAGGCTGAAAAGTCGCGTCTGACGGTTGAAAATACCATTATGCAACCCAAAGCGGAGTATTTCGATGAATTAGTTGACCGTAATCTTTTGACTGGCATTCGAGAAACCGCAAAAGAATTAAAAATCAAACAGAAAGAGTTTGTTCAGTTCTTACTTGATAAAAAATATCTTTATCGTGACAAGAAAGGGAAGTTGCAGCCGTTTGCTGGCAAGTATGAAGACCTTTTTGAACTAAAGGAAAGTCGAAACGAAAAGACTGGTTGGGCAGGAACTCAACTCCTTATCACACCTAAAGGGCGTGAAACCTTTAGACTTCTGTTTATCTAATCACATAATCTAACCGTATGGAATCCCATGCGGTTTTCTTTATGTCCAAGCATTGATGACGGTAAAAGCTATAGAATAAAGACTAGGGATAGTCTGTAAAAAAATAGGAGGTTCGCAATGAACGAAGAAACAAGAACAGTCGAAGCGGTCGAAGATGACAAACAGGTAGCAGCTGAACCTGAACAAGTCACAACAGACCCGAAAGACGAAAAGAAGTACACCGATGCCGATGTTGATGCTATCATCGACAAGAAATTCGCTAAATGGAAGGCAGAGCAGGAAAAAGCTGAATCAGAAGCTAAAAAATTAGCCAAGATGAACGCCGAAGACAAGCAGAAGTACCAGCTTGATAAGCGTGAACAGGACCTTGCTGACCGTGAAGCAGAAATCACACGCCGAGAGCTAACCGCTGAAGCTAAGACGATTTTAAGCGAACGTGGCTTACCAATCGAGCTAGTAGACGTGGTTAATCTTGCTGACGCTGACAGTGTACGTGATTCCATTGATGCTATTCAAAAGACTTGGGAAGCAGCAGTCTTAAAAGGTGTTGCTGACAAGACGAAAGGAAGCGCACCAATGAAGAAAGCGCCAGTGGAACCTGGCGAAATCACCAAAGAACAATTCAATCGCATGGGTGTTCGAAGTCGAAATGAACTTTTTGAACGTGACCCAGAACTATATAGAAAGTTACGAGGATAATAAAATATGACAACAACCGCACAGATGATTAAACCCGAAGTTATGGCAGATATGGTATCTTACAAGCTGCCAAAACTTATTAAATTTACACCGCTTGCATATGTAGAAACAGCCTTGGTCGGTGTTCCAGGAGATACTTTGACAGTTCCGAAGTGGACATATTCTGGCGATGCTACCGAAATCACAGAGGGTCAGGCTATTCCAATCGACCAACTTGGAACGGATAAAACCACAATGACCATCAAACAAGCTGGTAAAGCTATTGAGATTACCGATAAAGCTGCTTTGGTAGGTCATGGCGATGTGTACAGCGAAGGTGCAAACCAAATCGCTCTTGCAATCGCAAACAAGGTAGACAACGACTTGGTTGCAGTCGCAAAAACAGCAACACAATACATTGCAGAAGCACCTACAACAGTAGACGCTATCGATAAAGCATTGACAATTTTTTCAGACGAAGAGGATTGTCGCTATGTTGCTCTTGTCAACCCTAAAGATGCAATCAAGTTGCGTGCAGATGCAGGCAAGACATGGTTAAAAGGTTCTGAAATTGGTGCAGATGTCGTTGTTTCAGGCACATTTGGCGAAGTTTCAGGAGTACAAATCGTCCGTACTAACAAAGTTGAAGAAGGAAAAGGGTTCCTTGTTAAAGTATCTCCTCTCCAAACGGATATGGACGATGATGCAAAATATGGAGCTTTTGTAATCAACCTTAAGCGAAACGTGCAAATCGAAAGTGACCGTGACATCTTGAAAAAAACAACAGTTTATTCAGGAGATGAATACTACGGTGTTTACTTGTACGATGACACTAAAGTCGTGAAATTTGGAGGAAATTCGTAATGGGGATGTTATTGCGCCGTCATTCGGAGGATAAACAAAACACAAATTTAGCCGACTTGACAATCAAGGAGCTGAAAGCCTTGGCTAAAGAGAAACACGTTGAAGGTTATTCCACAATGACCAAAGATGAATTGATGGAGGTCCTAAATGCGCTTTAAAGTGTTAAAAGAGTTTACTGATGACGAACTTGGTTTTGTGCATCGTGTTAACGATATCATCGAATTGACCAAGGAACGTCATGAGCAGATGAAGAAAAACGCTAAATCGCAAGATGTGAATTTGGCTGATTACATTGAAGAAATCAAGACCAAAGGAGCAGAAGCTCCTGCAAAATAGGGGGCGGATATGCTAGAAGAATTAAAAACTTTGACAGGCGAGAGTGATGATAAAATCCTCTCGTCTTTGCTTTTGAGGGCTAAAAATATCATTTTGACTGAGACGAATCGAAGTCAGCTTACGCCAGCGCTTGAAGGGATGCAATTGGAAGTAGCACTTGAGCTGTTCAATCGCCAAGGTAGCGAGGGCGAAACATCACGAAGTGAAGGGGGCGTGTCTGTGTCTTATAAAGACGGGCTATCCGATACTATTTTGAATGGTATCCGCAGTCATAGACTCGCAAGGGTGGCAGGTCGTGCGTTTGAAGCGAAACCGACTGAAGCCGTATCTGATCCGTAAAACTGTTGTTGTAACGAGCGATGAGGGTATCAAGAAAGCTACTTATAGCGATGTTGCTACTGAGATACGGGCTGAGATATGGCCTGCTAGTGGTCGTTTACAAGCCGAGATATACGGTCAGAGATTGGCATATATTTTGAATTGCTTGGTAGACCGTGAGACTCTTATAGATGAAGGTGATGGCTTTTGCATCAATAGCGATAAAGTAACCCATAAAGTCATATCTATAAAACGATATACAAACCATCAAGTCTTGGAGTTGGAACAATGTCGCGATTGATAGGTGCTGACAGGCTAATTGCAAAACTCAAACGATTATCAGGACAGCAACAGACCGAAATCATGGCAAAAGCTGTCCACAACGCTGCCAAGAATGTTGTCCAAGCAGATGCTAAGTTACGAGCCCCTGCAAACAATGGTGATTTGCGAGCAGGTATTAAAGTTCGGATGTCTAAGTCTGGGAATCCGAGAGCTGAAGTGGTTAGCACATCAGACCATGGCGGATTTGTTGAATTTGGTACTGGTCCAAAAGGTGCTGCAAACCACGCAGGTATTTCTCCAAATGTCAGCGTGTCTTATCATAGTACACCTTGGTATGTCCATGAGTCCCAGATTGATGTGGGTCCTTATCGTTTCCAAAAGCTCGGTGAGTTTTACAAGATGTTTGGCCAAGTCGCCCAACCTTATCTTTATCCAGCCCTCAAGGATAATGAAGAGCGAGTCACGAAGAACATTAACAGATATGTCAAACGGAAACTAGTTGAAGAGGTCAGCAAATGATAAATATTAAGCCTATTATTTACAAGAAATTAAAAGAAGTTGCGGGTAATGTGACAGATACTTATCCGCAAGATTGGGAGAATTTCCCGGTTATCATCTACTTGGAAGAGGAAAACAAGCCTTACGAGATTACAGATGATACAGAACAGATGTCCTATTTGCGCTACAAGGTCGATATTTTCCACAATGATAGCACGTCAGAATTAGCAGTAGCGATTGATGCAATTTTTGCATCTCTCGGGCTAAAACGTACATCCAGCGTGGATACACCCGACCCAACGCACTTACGACACAAAGTTATGCGATTTGAAGGGATTTTAGATCTAAATTCCCGAATCGTTTACCAATACAGAATGGAAGGATAAAACATGTTAGCAAACGGAATTAAATTGAAAATGAGCGAGACCCAAGGGTCTGGCTATACAGTTATCGAGGGTTTGAAAGAAGTTCCGGAACTTGGTATTGACCCTGAGAAAGTTGAGAATACGACCCTTGCGGATACCATTAAGCAGTATGAATTTGGTATTGGCGACGCTGGTGAATTGGAATATAAATTCAAGTACGAGAATTCCAAAACAACTTCCAGCTACCGCACTTTGCGTAAGTTGGCAGATGCTAAGGCTGTGCGTTATTTTGAGCAAGAGTATCCAGATGGTACTACTGTCCGCTTCTCAGCTCAGATTGCTGTCAAGCTAGGCGGTGGCGGTGTCAACTCTGCTATCGAGTTTACATTGAAATTGGCTCTGCAGTCAGATTTAGAATTCACTGATCCAGTAGTACTTTAAGGAGGTATAAATGTCAACACGTAAACCATATATCGTTTGGACCGTCAAGGGAACAGACTATAAATTGCGTCTTAGCACTCGCCAAGCCTGTGAAGTTGAAGAAAAATTGGGTGTTAATTTGCTCAAAATCTTTATGCCCAAACCAGGCGAACAGTTCAATCTACCACCTTTGAAGGTCATGTTGTTGGTTGTTCAAGGCGCTTTGCAGAAGTTCCATCATGGTATCAAATTGGATGATGTCTATGACTTGTTCGATGATTACATTGACGAAGGTTATGGACAAACTGAATTGATGACCGACATCATCATGCCATTGTTCGAAGTATCGGGTTTTATTCCTCGGAACAAGGAGAAGGAAGAACCGACGTTGACAGTAGTCGAGTAGGTTCTGGTCCTTGTTCGGTCGCAGAATTGATTAGCGGGTTTTATCCAACCGCATTAGATGCAGGGATAGACCCGTTTTCTTTTTGGGAATACACTCTTTTGGAATTGAAAGAGTTGGTTGAGAGTTACAACAGGCAACAATTCCAGAAGCAGAAGGAAATAGCTTCTCATCACTTTATTCAATCACAGATGATAGCTCGCTTTGTTTCTCTGATGTTTCAGGAAAAAGGTGAAGCACCGGACATTTGGGAGTTCTATCCTACTTTATTTGAAGAGGATAGGGCGCAGATTGAACAAGCTCGCATTGAGCGAGATTTGAAAATCCATCAGGAGCAGATGAGGGCTTACGCAGAGAGAATGAAAGGAAGGTTTACAACTTCCAAATAAGATAACATAGGAAGGAGGGAACGATGGCTGTTACGTTAGAAGAGTTGAGAGTTATTGTTGAAGGTGAGATAGCACCGTTTCAGAAGAAGATGAAGCAGTTAGAATCTCAAATGAAACAGACTCAAAACAAGATTGAAAATAGCACAAAGGGCTTGAGAGCAGGCGTTACTAAGCAGGCGAACGGTATCGCTTCGGCATTGGCTGGTTTGGGGAAAATTGCTGCTTTGGCTTATCTAGGACAAAAGATGGTTCAGCTAGGCATGTATTCTACCCAGATGGCTCTTGAAGTCAGCGCTTCGGTCAATCAAATCAAACGACAGATGGGCGAAAGTTCCCAAGCATTTTTAAAATGGATTGATAACAATGCCAACGCTATGAATATGAGCGTCGGTGAGGCTACTAAGTATGGAGCGGTCTATTCCAACCTGTTTTCCAACTTTATCAAGGATTCTAACAAATTGAGCGCTTATACAGGTAAGATGTTACAGACATCCGCTGTGATTGCGCAAGGTAGCGGACGGACCATGACCGATGTTATGGAGCGTATTCGTTCGGGCTTGTTGGGGAATACCGAAGCTATCGAAGACCTCGGAATAAATGTCAATGTTGCTATGATTGAATCAACCAACGCATTCAAACGTTTTGCGAATGGGCAATCTTGGCAACAATTAGACTACAACACCCAGCAACAAATCCGCTTGATGGCAATTTTGGAGCAAGCAACAGCCAAGTACGGAAATACCTTACAACAGTCTGTAAACGGTCGTATTAGCATGTTCAAGTCGCTGTTAAGCGATGCAGCTCTAAATATCGGTAATGCCATGTTGCCGATTATCAACGCTATGATGCCTGTACTCAATTCGTTTGCTATGGTCTTGAAAAATGTCACTGCTAAACTCGCTGAGTTTATCGGCTTGATGTTTAACAAAAAAGCCAATGTGAAGAATAGCGCAGTTGGAAACCTTGCTCAGGGTGCACAAAATGCAAATGATGCAGTAGGTGGTCTAGGCGATGCCATGGACGGTGTCGATGATGCTTCTGGAGGCACCGCAGGCAATCTAGATGATACTGCCAAATCGGCTAAGAAGGCAGCAAAAGAGCTGATGGGATTAGCTGGTTTTGATGAAATCACGACCCTCAATCTAAATAAAGATGACGGAGCAGGTGGAGCGGGTTCAGGCGGTGGCGGGAAAGGTGGAAAAGGCGGTAAAGGCGGGGGAGGTCCCGCTGACATCTTGCCAGAAATCGCTCTTGAAGACATGGACACCCAATTCAAAAGTATTTTCGATGGGTGGGACAAAGTCTTAAAACCTCTTTTTGATTATTTGTCTAAATTATCCAATCTCTTTAAAGACGGTTTTAACATGTCGTTCAGAGCTGATAGTCTTGACCGCTTTAGAACTGCATTAGCAGGTATCTGGCAATCTCTAAAAGATATTTTCGCTGATGGAACTGTATTGCAAGCAGCTGCAAGATTTGGAGAGAAGCTAGCTTTTGCTTTAGGTCAAGCCACTGGTGCTCTAGCCAACATCATCATGGGGATTGCAGTCTTTATTGCCGAAAGTTTAAATAAATCACTAAACGGCACCAAATTGGATATAAAAGGTTGGCTGATACGTCAGTTCGATATAGCAGGCGATGCAGTCGCAAGCATTGGAAATATCGCTCAAATGCTCGGTCAAACGTTTTATGACGTATTTACAAGTGCAGCTGCAACAAACATCGGTGCAGATATTCTTTCAGCGATAACCTATGGGACAATGGGGATTGTTGAAGTTGGTTTAAAATTAGGTCGCGATATACTAAGCGGTATAGAACAAGCGCTAGTTGATAACCAAGATAAAATAACTACTGCTTTAAATGGATTGCTTTCTGCCCTTGAACCTACTTTCGAATCTATCAAAAACTTATTCAAAAATACATTTGAGGGGTTGAGCACAACTTACGATGAGCATGTAAAACCGTTCTTTGATTCGTTCACTGAGGGCTTCAGTTCTATCTTTGGCACTCTGATAGACAGTTGGAACAATGACGTCCAACCAGTATTAGATAGCATCGGACAATCGTTCTCCGATATGTTCGATAACCATATTCAGCCTTTTGTTGATAATTTCTTATACGCATTCGGTCAAGTAGTGGATTTATTAAAAATTGTATGGGAAGTAATCCTTCAACCACTCTTTGATTGGATTGCAGCGAACATACTACCAGTACTTGTTCCAATATTCCAAACACTTGCAGAATGGTTTGTACAAGCGTGGAATGTTGTTTTCGATGTTTTAGGAGCTGTTTTAAAAATCCTAGGCGGTATCATCGAGTTTCTGGTCGGTGTATTTACAGGCGACTGGGAAAAGGCTTGGGACGGCATTGTTCAAGTAGCAAAAGGAATGTGGGATTTACTGTCGTCTATTTTCATGTTCGTTTGGAACGTCATTCTATCATTCTTAAAAGGTGTCTGGAATACCATTGTCGCAATATTACAGGCTGGATGGGATGCTATTGTCCGCATCTTCCAAGGTTTAGGAAAATGGTTTGGTGACCGCTGGAAAGATGTTGAGAATATATTTTCCAACGTAGGTAGATGGTTTGGACAGAAGTTTTCTGAGGCATGGAATGGTATTACAAATGCTTTCAGCAACGTTGCAGGATTTTTCCGTGGCATTTATGATAACATCGTCAGTTGGTTTAGCAACATCGGCGGCGCTGTAGCAACTGCTGTTTCTGGTGCTTTTCGTTATGCAATGAACGGCGTGTTTGCCACTATTGAGAACGCTGTAAATGGCTTTATCAGTATGATTAACGGCGTTATTGGTTTAATCAATAACATTCCAGGCGTTAGCCTCGGCAGCATCGGTTATGTCAACCTTCCTCGTCTCGCCCGAGGTGGTATCGTGGATAGCCCAACTGTCGCCATGATTGGTGAAGCAGGTAAAGAGGTGGTTATGCCATTGGAAAATACAGGCTTCTTACAAACCATGGGTCGTGTGGTCGGTGGTGCAGTCGTTAACGCTTTGGGCGGAGGTCTGCAACAATCATCTGGATTACCGAGCGGAGATATCGTTTTTGTGATTGGAAGTAGAGAGTTTGGCCGCTTTACTATTGACGAGATTAATAGAGCTCAAGCAGAAGCGGGACAGCTCTTGCTTAACATTTAGGAGGTAAACATGAGTCGATTGATTATCAATGGAGTTACAGTAGTACCTCCTAAATCTTTTCAAGTCGCTATCAATGATGTAGATGGCGAGACAGGTCGAAATGCTAACGGAGACATGGTCAGGGATAGGATTACTACCAAGCGTAAATTAGAATGCGAGTGGGGGATGTTGACCCAGGCTGAGATGGCGTTGATACAATCAGCTGTTCAGCCTGTATTTCTTGAAGTGTCTTACCCAGACCCTATCCTTGGGCAGACGTCCAAAACGTTTTATGTTGGTGATAGGACTGCGCCTGCATATTCCTTTACTGAAAAATTCAAACCCTGGAGTGGTTTAAAATTTAGTTTAATAGAGAGGTAAGGTGGTTGGTACGGTAACATTTAACCAAGCTATGTTAGCTAAAGATAGGGTGTTTGCTATTCGTGCAGGCACCTATACATCTAGCGACATCAAAGAAGCGAGTTTCAATTATGGCTATATCAGCGGTGATACTTTCAAACCTGGCGGAACAGTTGCTGGTTCGGCTAAATTGACCTTTACATCTATCATTACTAGCTTTAACAAATTGGATAAAGTTTATCCAGAGATAGGACTAAAAGTTGGCGATTCCTTCGAGTGGGTTGCAATGGGTGAGTATTTTGTCAACGATATTAACATCGACCGCAACAGGAATACCACAGAATTAGACCTAATAGATGGGATGTTCAAGCTCAATCAACCTTATATTTCTGACTTGACTTACCCGGCACAGATTAGAGATGTTATTCGCGAAATTTGTGTAAAGACGGGAGTAGAGTTAGAAACAGATGATTTAGGTTTCCGAGCGATTCAGCATCATATCCAATCAAAAGCGGATAAAAAGGACATTACTTTTAGAGAAGTGTTAAGTCAAGCGATTCAGTTGCTTGGCTTTTCTGCTTTTTTCAATAGAAAAGGCAAATTGGAAATTCGTGGGTTGATTGAATCAAATATCACAATTACTGCTGATAATTACTTTTTGCATGGTCTAACTAAAAGTGAACTTATGTACCAGATTGCAGGTATCACTTGCAAGAAAGACAAAGAGACGTTAACGGTCGGCTTGCGAACCGGTCGCTCTTTAGAACTCGAAAACAACTTTATGATACAGAACATCTTAGATGATTTGTATTATGATTTAAAAAACATAAGATATTACCCATACTCGCTTGATTGGCAAGGACACCTAAAATTAGATGTCGGACAATGGGTTACGTTAAAAACAAACAAAAACGAGACTTTTAAAGTCCCTGTACTGAGTCAATCTTTTAATTTCAAGGGCGGTCTAAAATCCAAGATTGGTGCGGATAGCAAAGCGGGGAATGATACTCAGTATGCTTATAAGGGATTTTTAGGCAAGCGCATCAAGCAAATGTCTACTGAGATCGAAGCAGAGGTCCAACAGCAACTGGAATATAAGGATAAGGAATTTGATGAAAAAATTAATAAAGTCAAATCTGAAATCAACGATGGCATCGAACAAGCCCAAGCTGAGGCTGAACGTTATGCAGACAATATCAAGAGAAGTATTGATACTGAAATCGCCCAAGTCAACACCTCCATGCAAGCACAATCACAGGAACACGACAGACAGGTCGCAGACATCTTGTCCAAAACCCAGTCTGTCGAATCGCTTGCCAACCAAGCCAAGTCGGATGCAGCAAGCGCTATCGCAAGGGCTAATCAAGTCAAGACTGAAGCTATCGCAGATGCAAGGGCGCAGGTTGCGACGGTCAGTCAAGCCTTAAACACTGCCAAGTCTGAGCTACAGACGGCAATTGCTAATGCGGACCAAAAGGCCAGAGATAGTCAAGCAAGTGCCGCAGCATTGCGAAATGACCTTAACTTGCAAGCTAGCAAGATTTTGGAGCAAGCACGAGCGCAGACGGCTTTGACCAATCGTGTGACGACAGTCGAAACTCTGGCAGATGGGACGAGGTCAACAGTCGCAGAACTCTCTAAAACCGTTTCTAAGGCAACTGGAGACATTGCTAGTGTATCAAGTCGGACCAAGACCGTAGAAGACACTCTAAGTCAAACCAGGACCAAATACGAGGCTCTGACACAGACCGTCAATGCTCAGACAGGACAGATTGAGAGTATCAATCGTAAGACTGCTGACCTGCAGAGCGGGATTGATGGTGTGACGGAGCGGTTTGAGAATTTGCAAGTTGGGGGAGCTAATTTGTTAAGTTTGTCAAAGGCAGTCAAAGGTTTTTATAAATTTACAAAAGGCGAAAATGTACCTTCCGCACACTATGCATACGGCATTCCAATCGCTGTTGACAATAAAGCTAGGTATGTATTGCAAGCTTGGTCGAGAACAATAAATGATTTTAGTTGGATTGGTGCGATTCAGTTAAATAACGAAGGTCGAATGATTGACAATAGTTATCTTAGTATTTACCCAAGTAAAACATCGCTATATTTTAAACGGGATATTTCGATTCTACCCAACGCTAAATATATCCAATTTAGTTTTAGTAATGATGTTTTTGGGGATGACCCGAATCTGAAAATTCAATTCGAAAAAGGGTCGCTTCCAACCGATTATAAAATGGCTGAAGAAGACCTCCGCTCAGAAATCGCAACCTACAAGCGTACAGCAGATGAAGCAAGCGCAGAGTTATCCCGTCAAATCCAAACAGTAGATGGAAAGGCAGTAGATGCTAAGACCTACGCTCAGCAGACAGCGACTGCAATCAATACTCGATTAGAGAGCCTAGAAACCTACAAGAACGCGGAAGGGACACGAGCTAGTCAGTACTTTACCGCTAGTCGTGATGAGACTGCTCGCCAAGTATCAGCTCTGCGTGTAGCTGTTACTCAAGACTATGTCGCTAAGTCGGTATTTGAAGAAACCGCTCGCGGAATTAGTCAGCGGTTTGAAAGTCTGTATGTAGGCGGTACCAATCTATTGACAGGCACTGATGAATACACCGAAATCTTTAACAGCGAACAAAGTCACGCAGAGTTTCTGCGAACACCTTATGACTTGGCCCCAGTTTTTGATAAGTATGGGCTGATTGAGTATACCTTAAGTTTTGACTTGAGAGCATCTCAAACGGGGCAAGTCGCTGTATACCAGCAAAATGGATCAGGTTCTAAATATTCGGGTCTATGGAAAAACTTGACTGTCACAACGGAGTGGCAAAGGTTCCATGTGACCTTTACTCCAACCGAGGGAACAGTGAGTTTAGCAAATAGTTACTTAGCCTTTTATGGCACTTACGGCACGGGAGTAAAACCTATTATTCGTCGAGCAAAAATTGAACGCGGAGCGATTGCGACTGACTGGTCGCCCGCTCCTGAAGACCAACAATCCTACGCAGACACAAAAATCGCTGAATATAAGACCACGGTCGACGGGCGATTTGCGACCTTGCAATCTCAGAAGGCTAACCAAGTAGACTTGCAGACTGTACGTGAGACGGTCAATCTTTACGAGCGTATCATCGGCTCAACGGAAACTGGTATCAAAGACAAAGTCGCTCGTATGGTCATGACTGATAGTCTATTTCTAACCGAGGTCAAGGATAAGATTAGCGGTACAGCTACACAGGTTAGTCAGCTTAATAATTCGTACGCTATTAAAAATCTGACTAGTGCTGGTACAGTGCTTAACCAAATCAATTTACTGGCTAATGGTACTAATAGAATCGATGGTCGACTGACGCATATCACAGGTCAGACTTTGATTGATAATGGCGTAATCAAGAACGCTATGATTGGTGAGTTGGATGCTGGAAAGATTACGTCGGGTACAGTGGATGCTGCACGCATTAAAGCGAATAGTATCGACGGGTCAAAAATTGCATTCGATGAAGCTTTCTTCAACGGGTTATCCGCAAACCAAGCCTACCTGAAGAAATTGTTTGCCAAGGATGCGTTTTTGACAGCAGTGCAAGCTGTCACGCTCTCCGCAAGTAAGATTGCGGGTGGAGTGCTGGAGGCAACAAACGGAGCAGTGAGGTTTGATTTGAACAACGCGAATCTTGCGTTTAACCAAAATGCGACAATCAATTTTAACAGCGATAACAATGCATTAGTGCGGAAAAAAGGAGATGTTACAGCCTTCATTAACTTCGCGGACGACCCCGTTTCTGGAGGTGTCTATGCAGGAATTGGTGTGACTTCTCACGCCGTAGGTGTGACGACAGCGAATAACAGCGATAGAGGTAAATTTGCCGGTATGCGTGTGTATCGACCAAATGATACCCTTGATTTAGTGCGGTTAATTGGTGATACAATCACACTTGCACACGGTACGGAAGGAAGGTATTTTAGTTTCAAACCATCTCAGCTACGCAACAATGTTGATATGCTGAAACTCGCAGGGGCGGTCTACACATTAAGCAGGATATTTATGCATTTGAGCGCCAACGGATGGGCTTTTGATCATCCTAATTTTATAAAAGGTGTAAAAGAAGAAATGGCACGGAATTGGCTGCAAGATTTTGCAAATGAAGGTTTACCAAGATAATAAAAGAAGGAGAAAACATGAACCAAGAACAAATCAACCAAGCGCTACGCTTGACTAATAACGACCTCGTGGCAAAACTGTCAGAGGAGATGACAACGAAGAACTTGCTCGCTGTGCAACTAACTGAGGCACAGCAGACCATCGCAGGTCTGCAGTCTGAAATCGCAGACCTGACCCAGCAACTGGACGAAGCTACTAAACCAGAAGAAATCATTGACCAAAAAGAAGGAGAATAATCATGACACTTGAAATTATGAAAACTACTCAACTAATCGGAAACTTAAAAATCGGTGATGAGATTGTCAAAGCTTATACAGTCAATATCGATAATAAAGGCGTATCGAAGATTTTCGAAACTGTGTACAATCAAGAACTTTATGCGGCTAACCGCAAAGAGATGCGCAAGCAAGAAGCTGAGTTCCGTGAAAAACGCTACGAGGTGGAAGATGCTATCTTGGCTGAACTTGAGCCGAAGGAAGAGTAGCCTATGCCAGGACAAGATATCGTTAGAGAGGCAATCAAAGCCTCTTGGACAATAGATAAAATCGCGGGGGTGGTTGTCGTCATCCTCGCGATAATGCTTGTCTCGATGGTTGTCAGTCAAAATGCCCATGTCAAGCGATTGATTAATAATTTCCAAAAAACCAATGATGCTTTGATGGAGACTAACCGTCGAATCGCTAGCGACAATCAGCGTCACATGGAACATTTGACAATAGCGGTCAATAATTTGGCAAGTGAGACACGTAATGATATTGCGGATTTAAAAGAGCAGGTCTCAGAGCTCAAAGAGGAGGTAAGAGACCAACGAATGATGCCGTAGGAGGTAGAATATGGAACATTTAACAGAGCTTATTTTAGGCACAGCGACAGGGATTTTTGGTATTGTTGGAGGCATGATTGTCCACGAGGTCAAAAAGTATCTGATTGCCAAAGGCGGTAAACGAGCCATTGAAATCACAGAGATTTTGGCGCGCAATGCGGTTAATGCCGTTGAGCAGATTACCAAATTAGACCAAGATAAGCACGTCGATAAGTTAGACATGGCTAAGCGTCGTATAAATAGCCAGCTTGCCAAATACAACATTTACATGACCGAAACACAGTTGGAAACCTTTATTGAATCAGCTGTAAAACAGATGAATGATAGTTGGAAGGGAGAAGAAAATGACAACAGTAAATGAAGTAGTTAATTTTGCCAAAGACCTAGCCAACCGTGGACAAGGTGTAGACTATGATGGTTGGTACGGTAAGCAGTGTGTAGACCTACCTAACTGGATTTGCGGAAAATTCTTCGGCAAGCCTTTGTGGGGCAATGCCATTGATTTGATAAAGTCAGCCAAGCAACACGGCTTTGAGGTGCATTATATGCCTACTTCAGAACGTCCACGTCCAGGGGCTATCTTTGTCAAGAATTACTGGGCCAGTGACGGTATCAACTATGGGCATACAGGTTTGATTATCGGTGTTAGTGGCAATACCGTCCAAACCATTGAGCAAAATCTTGTTGGTAATTTGTCGGTCGGTGGACCTGCTCAATATGCTAGCCAGCAAATCAGCAACCTTGTCGGCTGGTTTTATCCACCTTACAGCGACTCTACTGCAGTGACAACACAGGCAAGTAGTGGCAATCTCGGTAAGGTCAAAGACGAGCAGGGGACAATGACCGTTAAAGTATCTTTGCTCAATGTCCGAGACAAGCCTGGCCTAGATGGTAAAATTGTGGCTACTTACACTTATGGCGAGCAATTTAACTATGATTCGGTCTATATTGCCGATGGATACATTTGGGTATCGTATGTTAGCCGTAGCGGTGTACGTCGCTATGTAGCAGCAGGCGAGGAGTCAAATCGACGCAATGTCGTGCCTTACGGTACGTTTAAATAGTTTTTCAACCCAGCGGTCTGCTGGGCTTTTTTTGTTTGCGAAGATTTTTCTTGACAAAATATAGGGATGTGTGAAATAATAATTGTGAACAGAAACGGTTTAAACACCTCCTTTCTATGTTCCGACATCGCTTGTCGTTAAATCCATGCCTTGTGGCAATGAGGGGGCGGAGGGACGCGCTCGTTAACAGAAGTATCCCATTGGAAATGCGTCCTGCCAATATCCCGTTGGTAGGATTTTTTTGTGGTAGGTGTAGATGAAGAGTAAGAGATTGAAACTTGGTCAAATTGATTTACAAATGTGTAAAGATTTTGATATTATCCAAAGATGTTGGATACGCCGCCCAACCGCTATCATTGTATTTCAAAAACCCCTCAGCGTTTGCTGGGGGCTTTTTTGTTACCCGAATTTCAAAAAAATAGCGTTTTTTCAAAATTTGATAGAAAAATACTTACTTTTATCTCGGACGTTTTTAAAAATTGCCGTTTTTGCGGACAAAAAAAGACCTTGTCCAGAGGTCTTGAGCATTCCCAGCGCATTTTTTAATACGTTTTTTAATACGTTTTTTTATCGATTGTTGGCAGATTGAGTAGTTATCGTCAAAAGCCAAAACGTTGATTTTACAGTCTTTTTGAGATTGTAAGCGATTGATTGAAAGTTGAGTTTGGATTGTGTTATAATAGATTAGTCTTTGTGTTATTCTAATACAATTTAAAAGTTTTGACAAGAAAGGGGCCGTATGGACTTTAACTGGGAAGAATTTTTAGACCCCTATATTCAGACAGTTGGTGAATTGAAAATCAAACTGCGGGGGATTCGCAAGCAGTATCGCAAGGCTAACCGGCATTCTCCAATTGAGTTTGTCACAGGACGGGTAAAACCGATTGAATCCATTAAAGAAAAAATGGGCCTGCGACATATCAAATTGGAAAATCTTGCTCAAGATATGCAAGATATTGCCGGTCTTCGGATTATGGTTCAATTTGTGGACGACATTGAAGAAGTATTAGCTATTTTGCGGAAACGCAAGGATATGCAAATTGTGCATGAACGGGATTATATCAATAATATGAAAGCCTCTGGTTACCGTTCATATCATGTGGTGATTGAGTATCCTGTGGATACTATAAATGGCAACGAGACGGTTCTGGCAGAAATCCAGATTCGAACCCTTTCAATGAATTTCTGGGCTACAATTGAACATTCTCTGAATTATAAATATAAGGGGAATTTTCCAGAAGAAATCAAGAAACGCTTGGAAGTTACAGCAAAAATTGCCTATGAATTAGATGAGGAGATGCGAAAAATCCGCAACGACATTCAAGAAGCGCAGGCCTTATTTGATCCTGCCTATCGCAAACTGAATGACGGTGTGGGCAACAGTGATGATACAGATGAAGAATACAGGTAGAAAAAAAATCGCTCTGCTCGCTAGTCGAAATCCTAAGAGTGAAGCGGTGTCCAAAGAATTATGGACAAAGTTAAAAGAAGCAAATTTTATTTTGACTCCTAAAAATCCAGATATTGTCATTTCTATCGGTGGAGATGGGATGCTTTTATCTGCTTTTCACAAATATGAAAAGTTGATTGATCGTGTACGTTTTGTAGGAATTCACACGGGTCATTTGGGGTTTTATACAGATTATCGCGATTTTGAAGTGGACAAGCTGATTGAAAATCTTAAGCTTGATACAGGTGCTAGAGTATCGTATCCGATTTTAAATGTTAAGGTCAAGGTGACAGATGGTCGCATTGTCGAGGCGCGTGCCTTAAATGAGGCGACAGTAAAACGTCTTTCTAAGACCATGGTCGCAGATATTATTATTAACAATGTGCCCTTTGAACGCTTCAGAGGGGATGGAATTTCGGTTTCAACGCCGACAGGCTCAACAGCCTATAACAAGTCATTAGGTGGTGCTGTTTTACATCCAACAATCGAGGCATTGCAGATTGCAGAAGTGGCAAGTTTGAACAATCGTGTTTACCGCACCTTGGGTTCATCCGTTGTTGTCCCTAAAAAAGACAAGATTGTGATTGAACCAAAGCATAGTGACCGTTACTCGATTGCGGTAGACAATAAGACTTTTGTCTATGATAGTATTGAAAGTATAGAGTATCAGATAGACAATAGTAAGATTCATTTTGTTGCAACACCGAGTCATACTAGTTTTTGGAATCGGGTTAAGGACGCCTTTATTGGAGAGGTGGAGTAATGCGGTTTGAATTCATTGCTGACCAGCATACGAAAATAAAGACTTTCCTTAAAAAACACGGTGTCTCTAAAGGCCTATTAGCGAAGATTAAGTACACTGGTGGTAATATTTGGGTTAATGACATCGAGCGCAATGCAACTTACTTGCTTGATATTGGAGATAGGGTTACAATTGACATACCAGCTGAGGAGGATTTAACGGGAAGTTTGAAACCGATTTCCTTTCCGTTGGATATTGTCTATGAAGATGATCATTTTCTGGCGATAAATAAGCCGGTTGGCTACGCCTCCATTCCTTCTGCCTTGCATTCATCCACAATCGCAAATTTTGTAAAAGGTTATCTTATTGAGCAGAATTATGAGAATAAGCAGGTTCATATTGTGACTCGTCTGGATAGGGATACATCAGGCGTTATGCTGTTTGCCAAGCACGGCTATGCCCATGCACGACTCGATAAGCATTTACAGGCCAAGCTTATTCATAAACGTTATTATGCTTTGGTGAAGGGGAATGGGCAGCTAGAAGAGACAGGGGATATTATTGCCCCTATCGGTCGTCCAGAAGACAGCATCATTACCCGTTGTGTGACAAAGAATGGAAAATATGCTCATACTTCCTATCGTGTTGTGCAATCGTGGGGAGATATTCATTTAGTAGATATTCAACTACATACTGGACGGACTCATCAGATTCGTGTTCATTTTTCTCACATTGGATTTCCATTGTTAGGAGATGATATGTATGGTGGAAGTTTAGAATGTGGGATAGAACGTCAAGCCTTGCATTGTCATAATTTGGCCTTCGACAATCCTTTTTCAGCCGAAAGGATTGATTTGGAAGCACCGCTTCCTGAGGATTTTCAGGCTGTCATCAATCAGTTAATAAGTAAATAAATTTAAGGAGTTTGTTCATGAAAATTTTTGAGCAATTAGCTACAAAGCTAGAGGGTAAAAAAGTACGTATCGTATTGCCAGAAGGTGAAGAACCACGTATCTTGCAGGCGACAAAACGTTTGGTAAATGAGTCGGATGTAGTACCCGTCTTGCTTGGAAACCCAGATCGTATTAAGATTTACCTTGACATTGAAGGGATTACAGAAGGTTTTGAAATTATTGACCCAGCTCATTATGATAGATATGATGAGATGGTAGCTGCTTTGGTAGAGCGCCGTAAAGGTAAGGTATCAGAAGAGCAGGCACATGAGTTGTTGAAAGATGTTAACTACTTTGGTGTTATGCTGGTATATATGGGCGTAGTAGAAGGTATGGTATCTGGTGCGATTCATTCAACCGCTTCAACAGTTCGTCCAGCTCTTCAAATCATTAAAACAGAGCCAGGTGTATCGAAAACATCAGGTGCCTTCTTGATGGTAAAAGGTGAAGAGCGTTATATTTTTGGTGACTGTGCTATCAACATTGATCCAGATGCCCAAACCCTGGCAGAAATCGCGATCAACTCAGCACGTACTGCTAAAATGTTTGGTATTGATCCAAAAGTTGCAATGCTCAGCTATTCATCAAAAGGCTCTGGTGCTGGTCCTAAAGTAGATAAGGTTGTTGAAGCTACAAAAATTGCTCAAAAATTACGTCCGGAGTTGGATTTGGACGGTGAATTGCAATTTGATGCTGCCTTTGTTCCTACCACAGGTAAATTAAAAGCACCAGGTTCGAGTGTTGCTGGTCAAGCGACTGTATTTATCTTCCCAGGTATCTCAGCTGGTAATATTGGTTATAAAATTGCCGAACGTATGGGAGGATTTGCAGCGGTAGGTCCTGTTTTACAAGGTTTGAATCAGCCTGTAAACGACTTGTCTCGTGGTTGTAACCCTGATGATGTTTACAACTTGACCTTGATTACTGCGGTTCAGGCTTTGGAGCACCGTTAATATGAAATTTTTATCACGATATTTTAAGGACTATATTAAGGAATCCATATTAGGTCCAGTTTTTAAACTATTGGAAGCTTGTTTTGAGCTTTTGGTACCATTAATTATCGCCTATATCGTTGATACAATTATTCCAAATGGCAGCCAGGGAAACCTGGTTGCTATGCTTTTTTTACTGGTTGGTATAGCATGTATTGGAATTATTGTTTCACTAATAGCGCAATATTATTCAGCTAAAGCAGCGGTTGGAGTGACTAAAGAGCTGACGAATGACTTGTATCAGAAGGTTCTTTCCCTTCCCAAGTCTAGCCGAGATATTCTTTCCTCATCCAGCTTGCTGACACGATTGACCAGCGACACTTTACAAATTCAAACGGGTATTAATACTTTTCTTCGTTTGTTTTTACGTGCTCCAATTGTCGTATTTGGTTCGCTCATTATGGCATTCTATATTAGCCCAAGTCTATCTGCTTATTTTCTAGGGATGATTATCCTATTGATTTTTATAGTGACAGTCATTTCTGTTATGACCAGCCGTATTTATCAATCGATGCGAAAAGAATTAGATGGTTTGGTGGGGCAGGTACGTGAGACAGTGACTGGTTGGCGAGTGATTCGTGCATTTGGACAAAGAGAGCGAGAAATTAAGGCTTTTCAAGGTATAAATCAGATTTATAAGAAGCTACAGTTGCAGGCTGGTTTTTGGTCTAGTCTTTTATCGCCATTGACATTTTTAGTGGTCAATGGCACCTTGCTCATTCTCATCTGGCAGGGAAATATAGCGATTTCACACAAATTGTTGGAACAGGGGATGTTGGTCGCTCTTATCAACTATCTTCTTCAAATTTTAGTCGAATTGGTCAAGATGATTATGGTCGTGTCTACTCTCAACCAGACCTATATTTCAGCGCAACGTATTCAAGAGGTTTTTGATCAAACATCTGAGGATGTAGAGTCTAGTTTGCCAAAAGTGGTTAGTGAGGATAAGGAAATCATCTTTTCTGTGCGTCATCTTTCCTTTTCTTATCCGAAATCTGCTGAGGAGTCCCTGTCTGACATTGCTTTTGACTTACGTAAGGGACAGTTTATGGGAATTATCGGGGGAACTGGGTCAGGTAAGTCCACCCTAGTAGATTTATTGCAGGCACTCTATTCAGTGCCAACAAATCAGCTCTCTCTCTTCAATGATGGAAAAAGTCCTAAGAATTTAAAAGAGTGGCGGCAGCAAATTGCCGTCGTTCCGCAACAGGCTCAGCTTTTTGCTGGAACTATTCGTTCTAATTTATCTTTAGGATTGGAAGAAATATCTGATAGTGACCTATGGTCTGCATTAGAAATTGCACAGGCTAAATCTTTCATAGAGGATAAAGGTGGTTTGGATAGCCCTGTCGAAGCCTTTGGGAAGAATTTTTCTGGTGGACAGCGTCAACGTTTGACCATTGCACGCGCTATTTTACAGAAAGCACCGATTTTAATCTTGGATGATGCGACCTCTGCTCTGGATTATTTGACGGAGAGTCGATTATTAGTGGCTATTCGCCAGGAATTACCAGGTCAAAACTTAATCATGGTGTCACAAAGAACCAATAGTTTACGGACAGCTGATCAGATTTTAGTCTTGGAACAAGGGCGTCAAGTTGGACTTGGTCGCCATGAGGACTTGCTGAGAAGCTCTGCTATTTATCAAGAAATTCACCAATCGCAACAACAAGGAGAGGAGGATAGCTATGAGACAAGCTAGTTTTAAGGAACTGGTCAGATTGGTTTTACACCAGCCCCTTCGAATGTCCTTGATGCTGGTAGGAACTTTGGTGCAAGTCCTTCTGACAGTTTATCTGCCTATCTTGATTGGTCAGGCAGTCGATGCAGTATTGATAGCAAATGGTCAGGTCTTGCTCGGTATCTTAGGCAAAATGGTGATGGTTATCTTGCTTAATACGCTGGTGCAATGGTACTTACCTTTGGTAACCAATCGCTTGGTTTATGGAATGGTGGCCGACTTGCGTGAACAGGTCTATGTGAAGCTGCACCAGATGCCCCTATCTTATCTGGATCGTCAATCAGTCGGTGATTTGGTGGCTCGTTTTTCAAGTGATAGTGAGCAATTAACAAATGGACTCTTGATGATTTTCAATCAATTTTTCATTGGTATCTTGACCATTTTCTTAACCATTTTCACTATGGCTAGGCTTGACTTGACGATGATGTTGGTTGTTGTTGCCCTGACTCCGGTTTCTCTGCTTGTGGCACGCTATATCGCTAAGAAATCCTATGGTTATTATAGGCAACAGACTCAGGCACGTGGGAGACAATCTCAGCTTTTGGAAGAATCCATCAGTCAATTGACACTGGTTCAATCTTTCAATGCTCAAGAGCAATTTACGCAAGGTTTTCAAGTTGTGAATGACCAGTATGCGACCTATTCTCAACAGGCTATCTTTGCCTCTTCAACGGTCAATCCAAGTACTCGGTTTATCAATGCTATTATTTATGCCTTACTTGCAGGACTTGGAGCGCTGAGAATTATGGCAGGAAATTTTACAGTGGGCTCTCTGACAACTTTTCTCAATTATGCTAGTCAGTACAGCAAGCCTTTTAATGATATTTCCTCGGTCCTATCGGAATTGCAGAGCGCCTTAGCTTGTGCAGACAGGCTGTTTGCTATCTTGGCTCTAGATAGCATTGACGATCAGGCTGAGCGGAAAATTGATTCAGAGGGGTTGAAGGGAGCTATTTCCTTCGAAAATGTGTCTTTCTCCTATAGCCCTGACCGTTCTCTGATAGAACATCTGGACATTGATGTCAAAGCTGGACAAAAAGTAGCCATTGTTGGACCTACTGGTGCTGGTAAATCAACCATGATTAACCTTCTTATGCGTTTCTACGATGTGACGGCTGGTCAGATTGTCTTAGATGGAGTTCCGATTAGCCAGTACAGTCGTGAGGATCTCCGCAGACAGATTGGGATGGTTTTACAGGAGACATGGATCAAATCTGGTACCATTCATGATAATATTGCCTATGGCTATCCAAATGCCACGCGGGAATTGGTCATTGAGGCGGCTAAGGCAGCTAATGCAGACTTCTTTATTCGTCAGCTTCCGCAGGGCTACGATACAGTTTTGGTAGATGGAGGAGAAGGCTTATCTCAGGGACAACGTCAGCTTTTGTCTATTGCGCGTGTCTTTGTCAAGATACCTAAAATCCTGATTTTAGATGAGGCGACTTCCTCTATTGATACACGGACAGAAATTTTAGTACAGGAAGCATTTGCCAAATTGATGGAAGGACGGACCAGTTTTATTATTGCTCATCGCCTATCAACCATTCAATCAGCTGACTTGATTTTGGTCATGGTGGATGGAAAAATTGTTGAACAAGGGAATCATGAAGCGTTGATGGCTGAACAAGGTGTTTATTATCAAATGCAAACAAGTCAGCAGACAGAGGAGGATGAAAGTGTTAGATAAATTAAACTTACAACCGATTACGGTTTTAGATGACTATCAAGCTACAATGCTCAATGAGAAAGAGGTGCTACTGACTACAAAGGTGACTGAAAAGTCTCTCAATCCATACGGTATGGCACATGGAGGCTTTCTTTTCACATTGGCAGATTCAGTTGCAGGTCTGACAACGGTAGCAAGGGGTTCTTATTCTGTCACCCTACAGTCCAATATCCATTATATGAAGGCAGCTAAACTTGGTGATACCTTATCAGTAATAGGCTCTTGCACCCATGATGGAAGTAGAACAAAGGTCGTCGAAGTTAAGATAGAAAACCAAGATAAACAGCTACTTGCTTCAGCAAGTTTTACCATGTTTGTAACAGGAAAAGTAGAATAAAACTCTTCGAACATCAAAAGCAGACAGTCTTGGCTAGATTTAGAGAAACAAATTCGTTCGCTCTATTTCCAACCTCCAAACTTTGGAGCTAGTTTGATTTTGATTATAAACGATATAAGGGAGTTGGCAAAAGCTGGCTCCCTTTCTTTGTGTTATACTAGATGTATGTTAGATTTGAAAGAATATGGAATTGAAATGTGGCCGGAGGAAAAGATTCAAGCGTTTCGCAAGGCACTCTTAGATTGGTATGATGCTAATAAACGTGACTTGCCTTGGAGACGGACTAAGGATCCGTATGCTATATGGGTTTCTGAAATCATGCTTCAACAGACAAGAGTAGACACGGTCATTCCTTATTATGAACGTTTTCTCCATCACTTGCCTACGATTAGTGATTTAGCACAAGCACCAGAGGAGGTCATTCTCAAACTCTGGGAAGGATTGGGCTATTATTCGCGCGTGCGGAATATGCAAAAGGCGGCTCAGCAAATGGTAGAAGATTTTGATGGGCAATTTCCGACCACGCATGCAGCCATTTCAAGCCTAAAGGGCATTGGTCCTTATACTGCTGGAGCAATTTCCAGTATTGCTTTTAATTTGCCAGAACCAGCGGTAGATGGCAATGTGATGCGGGTTCTCAGTCGCTTGTTTGAGGTTGATTATGACATTGGTCTTCCTGCCAATCGCAAGATTTTCCAAGCGATGATGGAGCTATTGATTGATCCAGAGCGATCGGGCGATTTCAACCAAGCCCTGATGGATCTGGGGTCGGATATTGAATCGCCAGTTAATCCACGTCCCCAGGACAGCCCAGTCAAAGCCTTTAGCGCAGCCTACTTAAACGGTACAATGGATAAGTATCCAATCAAAGCACCAAAGAAAAAGCCGATTCCCGTGGCCTACCAGGGATTTCTAATCAGGAATAAAGACAATCAATTTTTATTGGAAAAAAATAATGAAGCAGGTCTTCTATCAGGTTTTTGGTCTTTTCCGCTTTTGGAAAAAGGAGCAATCGTTGAAAAACAAGTCTCTCTCTTTGAAGTTGCAGAAGAAGTTGTTCAGCCAGATATTCGGCAGAGCTTTACGGAACTTTATGGTCTGACTGTTGATTGGCAAGAGCAAGAATTTGGCATCGTCCAGCACATTTTTAGTCACCGCAAATGGCAGATAGAAATGGTAGAAGGTGTGGCAGAAACACTTAACCTTCCAGAATCAAAAGAATTGAAATGGGTTTCTGTAGAAGATTTTCCTACCTACCCATTTGCTAAGCCACAACAAAAAATGTGGGAAAACTTTATCAAGGAAAAAGAAAAGCAAAAAAGTTGACTTTGGAGCACATAATTATTTGAAAGCGTTTTATAATAGTGGTATAATCTAATTGAAAAAAGGAAATAGTTAGTTAAGATGTTGAACGCCATCTGAATTGTTGAAAGGAGTTCTTTAGCGTTCGTAGAAGTGTATATACTATTAGCCATCTTTCTTTAATAAAAAGAGAGGGGTGCTAGTAGGGGAAAAGTCCGTTATCCCTGTTTTATATCTATTTGTGATATCCATTGTCAAATGCGTAGCATAACTTACAATTAGCCTTGCTACCCAGTTCACTCAAAAGTAGGCTAAGAATATTCGTGTCGTAACTACTATGTGTTCAAGATGTTGTAACTTTTGAACATAACCTTAGAAAATCACAAAAACCTATAGAGAAAATCACAAAAACCTCTAGCGATTTTCATCATAATAAGCAATCTCCACACTTTAGACAAATAGTAAGAGGACAATCAAAGACATAAGGGTAGCAGAATAATTATTTAATCATTAACTTGTTGTCAAATAACTATCTGGTAATGGACTTTTCCAATTTGACATATAAAAGGGAGGCTGTCATAGCCTCCTTTTACTGTGCTTTTCAGTAGGAAAAAACGCCAGCTATACGAACAGACTTTCCAAAACTAGATGGATGAATGTAGCCAATATAACTAGTGATTAACTAGGCTTAGAAATCAATCTGGACTATAAATATCTACAACTTGACCAATAGGTCGAATATCGTCTTCTGGGCTAAAATAGATATCATCATAGTCTGGATTTAAGGATTGTAGGTAGTTACCTTTGAATTTCTTAACAAAATTTTCTCCGTTTACTGAAAAAATTCCAATCGTATTTAGAGGAATATGAGGAGCTAGGCGAATGAAGAGATAGTCTCCATCCTCGATATGCGGAGCCATAGAATCTCCCACAACCTGAGCGATTGTATCATAAGATTGGTTATCTGGAATCTCATCGTTATAGAATGATACAAGATTGTTCATATCTGTATCCTGCCAGTAACCTGTTCCGGCAGAAACCTTACCAGGAACAGGTAAATCGATTCGCTCTCGATAGTCATCCAAGTGAAGAATAGAAGCAGAAGGAGTAACTGAGGCAGTTTGCATAGCTGCTAACTGTTCTTGACCAAAAGCTAACCATTGTGCATGGAAATCACCTTTTAATTCATTGTCCAAGGTTTGAACCTCTGGATGAATAGGCTGTTGAAAGAGTTTAAATTGGGAAGGAGTAATCGTTAAAGCTATATCCTGATTGGAATCTAGTTGCTCGATTAGCTCACCAACCGATATAGCCATGCCCTTAGCGACTTTTTCTAGCGTATCCATCGTTGGCAGGAGAGCTTTTTTGGTTTTGGGATGCTGGTTCTTTTCCAACATAGAAATATAACCTTTTGTTAAACCAGATAATTCAGCGAATTTATCCATTGATAATTTATTCTTGCTTCGGTATTCTTTTAAAATATCACCTAAAATCATGGTTGTCTCCTTATCTGTTTAACTAATTATACCATTAAAAAATATTTTTCGCAAATTTTGTTTAACATGTTTGACAAAATAAAAAATTGGTGGTAATATATAATCATAAAGATCAAGTCGAATGAAAAAAATAAATTTATTTGGACTATTTTCTAGAGCTTATTTTAAATTTGGCATTCTATCGACTTTTCAAATTTGATTGATTATTAAAGGAGATTATAAAAATGTTTGGATTAGTAGCTAAAAAAACAGGAGTCAAAGAGGTTGAAGAATATTGGGCAAGTACTTTAGTTGACATGGGAATTTGTGACGTCGAAGATAATTTGAGTGGTTGTTGCTGGAGATGTAAATCTTCTTTTGCTGTATCTGCTTGTCAAATTGAGAAACCTTTAGTAAAAAATCCTGATCTGGTTTGGAATTGGCTTGAGAATGAGAGTGGTCAACTGTTTTGGGCGAAGCAGGGGATGTCTGAGTATGAAAGAAGATATGAAAAATCAGTCTTGCAAGAACTATGGGATATAGGGATTCGTAACAGTTCAGAAGTCGAAAGTCTAGTTGAGAGAGTCTTGAAATCTGTGCGAATCAATTGTCAAATCATCAATCAATCCACTTTGGCTAATGTGTTTCGTTCCGAAATTATACTTATGCAGAAGGAAATGATGGAGAACTTTGAAGAAAATAATGGGTATGCTAGTTAAGTTTGATTTTCGATATCTTTTTATTTAATAAGTCTAGGATATCACTAATCTTTATTTTGTGTGCCACTGCATTAAATTGATAAAGGACTATTTTATTAGAATACTTCGTTAACCTTTTATTTCATTTTACTGAGATTGGTATTCATATCTTTTAAAGATTGAGACGATATTATCATACTGTGGATGTGCAAATATTCTCTCCAAATACAAATTTGTTCAAAAAACAACTTAGAATTACATTTCCAGAAACGTTGATTCTAAGCTGTTTTCTATTTTATGATTTTTGACCAGAGTCTGAATAACAATAACTTTGGTAATGTGTTTTCTAGACATTGATTCATAGCAGTTGGATGGGGGGGAGTTTGTCAGACCTATAGACAATTCCAAATTGAAATCTGCTAGAATATTTTATCAGTTGTTTTTGCTTTTTGAAGGTAAAATGATGTTCAAGGTTTAAATTGATAATTTTAGGATTCTCTAATTAAACGATTTTCTTTTATTGCAAAATTATGTCCACAAAATCGACAATGGTAATGAGTTTTATCAGCTTCATAAAGAAGGGCAAACATTGCGCCGTTTCTTCCACCAATTGCTTGACCAATAATTGCATCTCGAGGAGAATATTCGCGTTTTTTGGGAGGGTATTTTTGAAGTTTTTCTGACTTACATTTTGGACATTTTGGTACGTTAATAGTGGCCTTGCTATCTTTAAACCTCCGGTAGAGACTGTAGCTAATGATTGCAGTAATGAAGAGAATCGGACCGATATACTCGAGTAAATCCATCATTTTCCTTCCTCGTAAACATTATTTTACTGAATTTTAAACCATTCATCAAGTAAACGAATTGTTGCGGAGTAGCAGTAAGGTAGATGGTGAATCATTGTCTTGGGCAGGATGAAATTTTTTAAGTTAAAAATTTCACAAAACCTTTACAAACCTTGCTGTATATAGTATAATAATATAAAATAATTCAAATGAATAAAGGAGCTTGTCTATGGCAACATTTTACGTCCCAGCAGTCAATTTGATTGGTCGCGGTTGTGTCAACGAAATTGGTAGTTATGTCAAGAATTTGGGCTACAAAAAGGCTCTGCTTGTAACAGATGATTTTATCCGAACAAGTGATATTTTACCTAAAGTTACCAAGCCACTTGATGAAGTAGGTATTGACTATGTAGTCTTTAGTAAGGTTGATCCTAACCCGACTTGTAAAAATGTATTTGATGGTCTAGCAGTTTTGCAGGAAAATGACTGTGATTTCATCATTTCAGTTGGTGGTGGTTCTCCTCAGGATGCGGCAAGCTGTATTTCTATCATGGCAACAAACGGTGGTAAACCACAAGACTATGAAGGATTGCATAAGTCAGAAAAACTTGGTCTGCCAGTTGTAGCAATCAATACAACTGCAGGTACTTCAGCTGAAATCACCATTAACTACGTTATCACCGATGAAGAACGCAAGGTTAAAATGGTTATGGTGGATAAAAACAGTCTAGCTGTTATGTCAGTCAACGATCCTGAGCTTATGTTGTCCAAGCCTGCAGCTTTGACAGCAGCAACAGGTATGGATGCCTTGACTCATGCCATCGAAGCCTTGGTAACTCCTGGAGCATACGGTGTAACCAAAAAATTATCTATGGGTGCCATTGAGTTAATTAAAGAATACCTACCACGAGCAGTTGAAAACGGACAAGATATCGAAGCCCGTGAGGCTATGGTCCATGCTATTTTCCTTGGCGGTATGAGTTTTAACAATGCTGGTTTAGGTTATGTGCACTCGATGGCTCACCAGTTGGGAGCTGTTTACGATCTACCACACGGCGTCTGCTGTGCAATGATTTTGCCAATCATAGAACGTGAAAATGCCAAACGTGTACCAGCAGCTTTCCGCGATGTTGCAAAAGCTTTAGGTCTTGATATCGCAGGCAAGTCAGACGAAGAATGTGCTGACTATGCCATTGCACAAATCGAAGAATTGTCAGCCAAAGTCGGTATTCCGAAGAAATTAACAGAGTTGGACATCAAAGAAGAAGACTTTGACTTTGAATACCTTTCTAAGAATGCCTTGATTGATGCTTGTGCACCAGGAAATCCATTCATGCCAACATTAGATGAGACAATCTCATATTACAAAGAATTGTTCTAGGATAATATCTGTTTTCTGTTAAGGAAGTTGGGCAAGTGATCCATTATGGTTTGCCCGGCTTCCTCTTTTTCGTGGAAGTATATCTAACGAACATCAGATAAAATGGAATAGAACTTGTTCTAAAATTTAGTCATTAAGTCTTTTTAGACCTAAATGCATTAATTTTGTAAAATCTTTAACTATTGGCCTACTTTGATGAATCGATTTCGTTGACTACGAAAGATGACCGTAAAACGACAAAGAAATGGGAATTGTCAGCTTCGTAAAGAAGGGAAAAGCTTGCACCATTTTTCCTCCAGTAGCTTGTCCATTAATTGCATGTCGAGAAGAAAAGTCACGATTTTTGAAGTATATTTCTCCGCTTTTACTGACTTACATTTTAGACAATATGTAAAGACCCCCAGTTGAGAATTCGTGGATTTACCTGTACACTAGAATAAAAAA